TTTCTTTATTTTCTTTTGATAGAGCTATTAGACAAATGTTAATGTCTTCCCTCATTGACCTAGAAGAACATATGCGAAGCCTAGTTTCCTATGTCATTGCAAAACATTATGGCACAAAACATAAAAATTACCTAAATTCAAAAAATTATGTTAACGCAAAAGTATCCAATCAAAATTGGTCTAAAAATAATATATTAGCTTCTCTTAACTTTGTGATAGAACATCCAAAGCCTCCGATTACATATCATTTGAATGAATATGGTAATGTTCCGCCTTGGGTACTATTAAAGCAAGTATATATGAGCACACTATTTAACCTGGTAAGAATTCTTAAACCAAAACTTAAAGAAGAAGTAATAATGCTTGCCTACGGTGTATCCAGAGAAGTTGCTAAACAAGCTGAAATAAAGCAGTTATTTATGCAATCTCTTATTCTTTTCCTTGATTATAGAAATATGGCAGCTCACGGAAATAGGATGTACTCATTTAAAACTAAACACGATATATCACTTAATGAAATTAGTATTAAAAAATTGCGTTCTTATGGTTTAGATTTAAAAGAGATTGCTGAATACAATGGTTTAGGACGGCTTATCAGCCTTTTATATTTATTTAATTATAAAATGCCTTACCGAAATCTGGATTTTGTTTTTACTAAAGAGATTTATCGCCATTGTTCTGTGTATCCAAAAGATATATATCATTTAATTATATCCTCTGGATATAATCCAGAAAAATTTGAAATTAAGAACAAAAATTTCAAGTATACAATTGCTGAAATTGTAGATGAAAATGGGAATATAATTAACGAACAAAAATTTAATAGCATCTTCTCTAACAAACCTATCGTTAATGAAGTGGCTGCAACTCTTGAACAAGAGGATTCCGTCTTTATGTTAAAACATAATTATAGAAAATGCCGAAGACCTCAAACAAGACGTAATTGGAAGACTCGTAAGTAACCATTACATTATTATTTTTAAACACCATTTTATGTTATAGAATGGTTACAAATTAGGTATTATTAGCTTTAAACTAATATTGTGATTGAAACCTTTAAAAATAAACATATTATATTATTTAAAAAAGGAGTGAAACATAATGAATGCATTAGATAAGATTG